AATGTCATAACTTCTTGAATAATTCTCTCATCGTTTAATAACAATTTGTCTTCTTCAATAAGTCGTTTTAATATGGCACACCCCAATTTTTTAGTTTGTGCTGTGGTTCTCAGCCCCATTTCACTTTTTCCAGAAGCAAATCCTTGAGATAAAATTTGTCCTTTTCTTCCCATTATTTTTGTCATTAACAAATTTTCATATTCAAGGTCGTTGTATAATATAGAAGAAACCTGACCGCCAATGTCATTGGTTTCAATTAAAACATATGCATTGTTATATTTTTCAGCAACTTTTTTTATTGTTGTTGGAAAATTAAACGGGCTAATTGTATTATTTTTAAAAGAAGCCACAACTTTATACGGAGAAGATGTTCCGTCTATAACTGTAAATGCAGAGGAATCTGACCCCTGTCCTCTGGAAACATCAGCCTGTAAAAAATAAATTTTATCGGTAATAGGTGTTTCAAATATTCTTAAACCTTCTTTATCTTCTTCTAAAAAATCCTCAGCAGCTAAAACATTTAATTTAGTTGAAGAAATTAATGTGTTTGAAGAACCTAAAAAGTTACAGCCATATTCTTGTTCAAACTGTTCTGGGCTAGTATTTGCAATTTGTTCTTCCGCCCATTTATCGTCTCTTAATTTTGGAGAACCCGGACTTATTGGGGTTTCCTTCCACGAAACATCCACTGGAATAAATTTATTTTTTAATTTATGCCCTTCCGGTCTTTTTGCGTCAACCCAAAGTTTATGAAAATGATTCATACCATTTGGTGTGGATACAATAATAAGTTTAGTCGTAGTACCAGCAGAAATTGTCGGATATGTCGATGTATAGAATTCTTCAGCTACATGGCTTGGCAAGAAGGCATACTCGTCCAACAGCAATAGGTTATAAGAGCCGCCACGGATCGCTGTAGACGATGTTGCGTCGCACATGACCCTAGACCCGTTTTCAAGCTTAAAGCTCGTCTTATTCCATTCTACAACTCCTTGTTGTAGAAAATGCGGTAAATTTTCATATGCAAGTTGAAGTTTTGAAAATAATTCCTCTTTTGCGGTTTTTAAACGGTTTGCTAGGATCGCTACAGTAACACTTTGGTTAAATGTTATGTAATGGCATATATAACTCGTAACACAGGTAGATTTACCACACTGTCTTGGCCATTTTGAAATAACAAATCTATTGTCGTGAATTTTATTTATAAAGTTTTTTTGGTAATCATATAGATTAAAAGGAACTATACCTTTATCCAGAGTTTTTACTTTTACATACTTTTCGCAAAAATAAACAGGATCTTTTGCACAACGAATATACTCTTCGACCTCTTCTTTTGTATATTGTAAATCTACACCCGGTAATTTTAATTTTGGGTTATTTCTGTAGCCGAGAGTATCATTGTTTTTGTTCATCTGAAACAACCTCAACATCTATAACATTTTTTTCTGTACTTCGTTCTTTATTTAAAAGATTTTGTAAATCTTTAGTAGAACCAACAAACACAGAATTGTTTGTTTGTTTTATTTCAACTTTACTTCCTGTAGTATCTTTTGCTTTTTTATGAACATCTAATACATTATTATTTAAATCAGCCATAGTTTTTAATAATATGGCAACAACTTCAAATGCTCTTGGACTATCAGATTCAGTTGCAACCCGTAAAGCACTTTCTAATGCTACATTTCCATTTGATATTAAATTTTTTAAATTATCTTGTACTATTTGATAATCTTTTTGAAAATTTGCTGAATCAAATGTACCACCAGCATTTTTATCATTAGTTGGTGGTTTGTGTTCAGGAACAGAAAAAAAGTTAGCTAAATTTTTATTGATATTCATTTTTAAAATCTAACGTAATACCACTAGTATTAATTGTAGTTGTTGATACAATTTTTCCAAAAATATAACTTTTTGCAATAAAGCTGAAAGAAGAAATGTTTATTCTTCTATTTCCAAAATCTCCATCAAATCTTTCACTTAAATTATTTGTAGCCATTACAATTGGAATTTGAACGTTTGTGTTTACCTCATTCATATCCAGCTCAATAATATGATCGGGCACAAAATATGGCATAATTTGTTCCACAATCTGCATAGTATCATCTGTGTGGCGGGTATAAATGTATAAATTAAAAGTTAAATTTACTGGTATTTCGTTATAAACAAAGCTACCAGAATCTACGCAATTTTGTCCAGAAACAGTTTTTCCAGCGGTCGGTGAAAATCTACCTCTTCTTCTGCTTGGATCTGGTGTTATATTTGCCATAATATAACTCATTCTTGGCAATTGATTTTCAATTCTTGTCCCATCCGTAATAGAAGAGGGATTCAAATATCTTTGAATAAATTTTTCTTGTGAAGCATACGTAATAGGAACACGAATTCTTAAATTATTACCACCATCTGGATTTGTGTGTTCTACATGTATATCATTGAACAATGAACCGAATGCTACTACGGTCTTTCTAATATTGTTGTTATAAAAATAATCAAACATATTCTATATTACTTATCATGTATTATCACACACAGCAAACGGATCATTTGGATCAAATGTATATCCTTGAGCTTCTGTTTCAAGAATGTCATTAATGCCAGCTGTTGTGCCTAAAATATTATTCTTTGGAATGATAGTACTTCCAGAAAGACCTTTTGTAGAAGTATATGGTGTATTGACAGACGAATTTGCAGTATCGATTTTTTCGTAACTGTATGTAAACAGTTCTGCAGTAATTTGATAAGAATAAAGTTTTCCTAATGGATAAAGGGGATTTTCATGTTCTACAAAATTTATTTCAAATAAAGATTTTGATAAAGGAAAATATATAAGATCTCCTTCTCTTGGTCTTATTACAGTTGGATCTTGATTGGTTACCTGATCTCTAAATCTTCTTCTTGCTACTAATAGAGTAATTTTATCTTTAATTTCTATTCCAAATTGTGTAATGATATCTGTGCCATCAAATCCTTTAAAGGATTGAATATACATTTCAACTGTATAAATTTTTTCAAAAGAAGAACCGGGGTCCTCGCCAAATAATTTATCTACAACAAAATATTTTCTTGGAATATAATAACAATCCTGACCCATAGCTTGTATAACTTCTACAGTTATATCTTCAACCAAGTCTTGTTCTGAATGTCTATTGGTTAAATTTATATATGGGTTTGTTGCCATTTATTATCCTATTAACGGATCTGGTGGTAATTCGTGGGTTTTTAATAATGTATTTTCAATTTCTAATAATTCTCTTGTAGCATCAGCCATGATAGCACCAGCATTTAATTGGGCTCCACCGGGAAGAGGAACGCCAGAAAATTTCATTAAGTTTTGAGCCCACTGCTTTTTTAGTAAAGCGGCAAAATAAAGTTTAAAAATTCTGTCTTCCCAAATTTTAGGATATTGGTTCGGATCTATTTTAACATAGGCTTCAATCATCAAATACCTAGAGCTAGTCAATTTTGTAAAATCTGTATCTAAAAATAACCTATCTGTTGCTTTAGAGTAAGTAAATGATACCGGGTAATTAAATACATCATTAATCAATTCAACATAGCTCATCGATTGCATGTATGATGCCATAGGACCCATTGGATAACCACTTTGATTGAAGTACAAACCAAAAAAATCAAATAAAGTCATTTGATATCGCAAATCAAACATATAGTCACCGACTTTATGACTTGGAGCGTATACCTTGGTTATAGTTCTAATGTCAGCAGCAATTGGCCACATTCCGGTAGAACCATCTGGAAAAGTTCTTTCTTGAGCCCCCATTGCATTTCCAAAAGTTCTTACGTCGAAAGATTTTCTAGCAATATCTTCTTCTGTTACCTGATAAACATATAGAGCACGATGATTAAAATCAAAATGTCGCTCGTACATATATTCTAAAGCTTCATCCACTCTGTCTTCAATTTGCTGAGTATCTACGTTTATTTGAATAACAGGATGACCAAGATGTCTTAGCGTATAATCAATAAATTCTTGTCTTGTGGTTACTGCCATAAAATTATTTATGAATTTTATATAATTTTATTTGACAGTGTTTATTTTTTAAAAATAACTTAAGTTTTTTTTATAGTAATTTCAGTTATTTGAATATTCTCTGGATCTAAATTTTCTATAATTTGTTTTCTTTCATTTATAAAATTTGGATCATAATTAATAAAACCGGGCATTTTTAATGGGCATCCAAGTTTTGGAAAATCTAATTTTGAATATTCATCACCTTCTCCTAGAAGCCATGTGTGCTTTTTATCACCACAACCACATGCACCACAATAATGGCGATTCGGGATTTTGCTTTGTTTTAAATTTTCGCAAGGACTAATAGTATCGTTACCAAAACAAGACAAAACTCTTAATTTTTTAATATCGATATCTACTTTTTTATTAGTTATTCCTCTTGAAGCATAAGCCATAGCAAGAGAAATCATTTTACTAATCATAAGGTAACACTCCCAATAATAACAGAAATTCCAGCAGGATATACGAACTCTCTCATAAATGAATCATACTCTATAAATGAAGAATAATATTGAGTATCTACTTTTATACCAATTGTCGCAGAATTTGGTGTTTCTATATAAATTTTATTCCAAGGTATTCCTAAAAGAGTGGTTGCAAGATATTTAATGGCTGCTGGTGTGCCCTTTATTGGATAATACTCAATTGGGCATTTTATTGAAAACTTTCTTATATTTGGTAAAACTTCTTTTAATGGTGAAGCATCAAAATCTGAACCCGGAAAATAAAAATCAGCCAAAGCTAATAAAAATATTTCGTTCATATAAATTGGAACACGAATTGTTTCCCAATTCAACTGAGCACCATAACCATATTCTATGCTAAACAACCATCTTAAATAATTTTTTACAATTGAAACTATTAAAACGTTATCCGGGTCTTCTTCATATTTTTTTAAAATCCAATTTGGAAATAAAGATTCTACTGTAATATTATCACCAAACCATCTTTCCCCATCTACATCAAAAAAATCAGTTCCATATGCAGATTTTACTTTCAGAATTAATTCTGAAATTTTTGCTTGTTCGGAAACAGGAAGATTGCTTAAAAGTAAAATCATAAACTATATTTTATAGAAATTCCAGCAACAGATTTTTCATAAAGATAATCCAACAATTTTTGTTCTAGAGAAGAATCCATGCCAGTTACATATACTTTAATTTGACCGGGGGTGTCTCCATCATTTACAATAATATTGGATAATGTTTCTGTACCAGCAATATCGGAAGAATTTATTGCTAATTTAAAATCATTTTTTGTAACACATCTTTCAATAGAAGTTGCTCTAAATTTTAATTTAGATTTTGCTTTTGATAAAGATAGGGTGTCATAACCACCGGAAGGAAGATCAGTTGTACCGAATACAATTCCTGATTTATTTTGTAAAATGCAATTGTTTCCAACATCTCCGTTAGAACGAATAGCAGTAACTAAAACCTTATAACTTGTAGTTATTTCTTTTGCAGTTGGAATATTATTTGTAATAATATAACCGAGATTCCCATTAATAACAGAATAATGGTTTTGGGAACCAGATGAATCTTTTGATGAACGACTAACCTGAGTCCAGACTTCTGATACATTTGAACCAACTTCTATAGTTTCAAAAGTTATTGTTTCTGGATCTACTGTATAAGGAATTTCTATTGATTGTGTTTCATAATTATAATCTGTATAAGAAATCAAATTACCAGCATAAAAATTAATTGATGCTGTCGTATTTGGAGCCATTGATTCTTTGTTGTAGAAAAATACTTCTGAACCATTTGGTGAAACAGAAGTAAATACATCATATGCTTCTAATGTCACACCAGCAATAACGGTTCTTTTTGTTTTTGCAGTTTTAGTTGGTTCCAAAAGAGTGCAGTGATTTGAAGCAATTCCCAGCAATGCTGTTAATGAAGTTGAAGTAGTTTCAAAAGAATTTAAATAACCATATTGTGCATAAATTCCATTGTATGCTGTTGCAGTAGCTAAAATATTTAATAGCATGTTTACTGCACTAGCATTATTGGTAAAATCTAAATCTTTTAAATCTTCTTGTTGACTTAAAAAAGCTATTAAAGAATCTTTAATATCTGTAAAGTCCAAAGAAGCTACATTCAATTTTTGTAAATTATATGCCATTAGATGTCAACCTCAATAAAGCACCCTGCTCTGTTTTGTTTATTTATACCATTAAAAGCAGTATACAATACTTCAAATTGTAAAGTTGTTTCTGTAAAGTTAATAACTTTTACCTCAACATTTGTAATATTTGGTATTTTTGAAGTAATTTCTGCTGCTAATTTAACTTCCATTACTGGAATATTTCCTTTTCCATCAAAAATATAATTAAAATAATCTGATCCTAAATTTTTATCACTAGTAAGTTCACCTTTTTGAGTTTTTGCAATATGCTCTATGTATTGAGCAATTGCATTATATCCAGTAACAATAGAAATATCTTTTTTATTATTGCTGGTATTTATTTTTTTTAGAGTTATAGAAAAATCTTTAATCGGCATTTTAAATATTTATGTTAAACATAAACACCAGTCAAATCTGCTATTTGCGATAATGTTAATGACGTTTCGTGTGTTCCTAAACTTAAAACATGTTTAACACCAATTATATAATAATATCCAGTCAAAAATGAATTTGTATTGTTATAAGGATATCCGCTGGCATTATTGACATTTAAGTAAACAAGTTGTCCAATTTTTAAATTAAAATCACCAGCAACAGTAACCATGGATTTTTTACTGCTTTTGAATGCTTCTAAAAATTCTGCACGATTTACTGGTGTTTGCTTTGGAGTATTCCAAAATGTTGCATCATTTAATCTTAATTTTAAATATGCTTCATAGTTTTGTCTAATATCAGGACACGTTGTGCTATAAGGTGCATGAGGACTGCCCCAGAGACATCCCAACCAATCCTCTCCTAAAAAATTTTCATATGTTGGGCCTTTTACTAATTGGCCTTCATATGACATATCATCAAATAAAGTATCTTTTTCTAAATCTTCGCTAGTCGGAAATTCTCCGAATTCTATTGGTTTTGCTCCAGTCCACAGAGTGTAGCCATATACGGGAATTGGTTCACCCGGTCCCTGTTGTCCTTCTGGTACTGGTCCTTCTTCTTCTCCAACCTGTTGTAAAAAACCTAAACTTTTAGCTAAATCTTCAATTTCTGGAAATTTTTTAAAACACTCCGATATTGAAGCTGGGGTTCCCGTTGCACCTCTTGTTAATTGTGCATTAGCACATTCATAAACACCCTTCGATGTTACTGAATATTTTGCTTCTTTGCTATTGTTTGAACCATATATTTTTATTTGATCGCTCATTGACAATCTCCATCTACAACATTTTCTGCCCAAAAATAATTTAAATATTGTCCCTCATAATTTGCATAAACGGTATTTCCACTTTCAACCAAAAGTTGTTCAAGTGGTATTCTATGCATTTTTACTATGTGGTATATATCACCACTGTTACCAAATGTGGCTTTCGCACCTATTGGTCTGTATCTAAATCCACCATATAAAGTCGGATGCCATCCCGGTGGCAGATATGTTCCAGACAAACCACGTTCATTTAAATTTATTGCCCAAGAATCGTCTTGCGTTAATCCAGATTGAAGTGATGCGTCCAATTCCCATTTTTCTAATTCATGGAAATAATATGTTGATCCAGAATATCCACTTGCTCCAGTTGGACCACTAGCACCATAAGGGCTATTAAATTTAATTTTAGACCATTGATATCGATATTTTTTAGCATCGTTTAATGTTTGTGTTGCTTTATTGTCTATTTCATATTTCAATAATGCAGCAAAAAAGCTATCTTCTTCTTTGCCCATACAACAAAGCGAATACATTACAAAATTTTGCAATTCTATTTTTCTGATTTTTTCTAAACGACTTTCTTCATTTCCTATTGTATGTTTAAAAGCATCATAACGAATCTTCATAACCTTTGAAAGATTTGAAGCTGTACCCCCAATAGAAATATTATTGTTTTCTAAGTGATTTGGATAATGTGGATGTATTTCTGTCATATCAAACATATTTTTCCATATGTCTGTGCTGTCAATAAACGGCATAATGCCTGTCAATCCCATAAATGTTAAATTTGCTATATTTTTTTCTATTCCCGGATTATTTGATAGGTGATTTATAAAATTTTCTCCATTTACAGCATCCAGAGAATCATAAAATCCCCACTTTTTATCATAAATTAATTGATCTGCTTGCTCAATAGCATATGTTGCGCCGGAAGATCCCACTATTTCAATATTATATTTTTGACCTTCATCTTGAAATTGAAATGTGAGAGCAGTTGTAGTATAATTTCCATAAGATACCCCATCCATAGGAAGATTAGAAGGAACACTATCTAAAAATTTAGGAGTCTTTCTAATATAATAAAAATTTTTAGATAAAAATTGAAAACTGGGGTTTGTTACATAGGCATAACATTTTCGATAGTCTTTTCTATCATTGAATCTACGAATAACATCATCGCCATCATATATTGCAAGATTTCTAAAATCTCTGTCTATAGTAGAAAAACTGGGGTCATTTGATGGAACCCGATAAAAATATTTAAAATTTACGGATCCATCAAATTCAGTCCAAAGCATAAAATTAGGCAAGCCCACATTGCTTATGCTTTCATTTGTTTTTTGCTTATCACCTACGGAATATTCTGAAACATAATTCAAATATTGTAATGAATTGTCACTAGTTACTTGTTCTCTTGTTGATATAGTGTTTAATGGTTTATATAAAATGTAATTTGATGCAAAATCGTTATATCCAGTTATACCAAAATTTGATGTATTAAACCCATTACCAACCGCATAGGTTACACCATTCATCGCGGTCTGCAAATCTTTTTTAATTACTTCTTTTACAAAATCATTTACTTTAAATACTTCCGGATGTTTTAAATTTAAATTTTTGACAAGAGATTTTTTTTGTATGTGTGTATAATACAAATTGGTAAAATATATTCCAACAAAATTTTGTTCAGTGTCTGAGGCAGCGTTATTTAAATAAGAAACACCAGTTATTTCAAATATCCAAAAATTTTTATTAAAAAACTCTATTTTGATTCGATCTATTTTATATTGTAATAAACGAGAAACTATGTCAAGTTTATCTTGTACTAAAATTACACCTTTTGGCAAAAGATCTGTAACATCTTCTACTAGTTCTATTCTTTCAAATAAACATTCAATATTTTGTTTTGTTATGTCAATCGGCTGTCCAGTTGCAGAAGAACTGTATAAAATAATAGAACTAATAGTAGAATATGCCGGATTAAAACGTGGAGAACGGTTTGCCATATCAAATATAATTAGCCGTAATAAAAGAAGATTTTAACAATCCTATTGAATCTATTGGGTACGCTTTTATAATTTTTGGAGTTTCAGTTATTAATTGTTCAAAAGTAACTTCAGATGTCTCTTCCAGATCACCTTCAGATTTTGGTTCTTCGACTCCTTTATCGATGTCGCCTTTTGATCCTCTACCACCTGTAAATTTTAGCTCTAAAACTACTTTACCAGTTTTTGGATTGAAATTGTACGCTGGTTTACTTGATGCAGGCTGTGTTACTGTATTTACTAAATTTTTTTGTATTTCATAATTACCACCTGTACCCGGATATATTACAACATAGTTTGATCCAGTTGTACCAGAAGTTAGCGCGGTTCCTTGCTTTTGTTCTTTTACAAACATGCTATCCGAATAATAAAAATCTTCATCTACTATAGTAAATGCGCCATTTAAATCAAAATTTCCAACTGAAGAGTAAGAAGCAGAATTTCCACTATTTGAAATTTGATTTAAAATAATACTTCCCTTTGGAAAAACATATGCTGTTGTGCCTGCGGTATCACCGGAAAAAGTTACATTTAACTTGGGTTCTATTTCTTTTTTTGCTATTTCTGTATTAATGGGATTAATTAAAAATGGATTAAAATTATTGTTTGCTAAAACAAATATCCAAAAACTGTCCGGATCTTCATAAACTTGAAATGACGCTTCTATGAGTGTGCTTTTATCATCAAATGTTATTGAAGAATCTGGTGGGTCTAATTTAGATGAATCGATATAAGTAAAAAAATCACTTATTTGAAATTCACCTATCGTGGTTTCAAAAGATATTTTTGGTAAATTTTCAAAATATTTCATATTAATTTCTTCCAGCAGATATTTCAGACTTAGACCAAACTGCATTTACTGATGGAACATAAGTTCCAGTTTCAAATTCTGTAAATTGTAAGCCCAACAATGTTACAGAAGATGCTCCATTTGGTAAATACCTTATTATTGGATCTGAATCATCATTCTTTTTAACAACAACAGTATTTAATACACATACAAGAGGTTCGCCTAACCAATTTGCAGTCAAATTTCTTTCTCCACCAATAGCAACTCCATTACCAGATGTAACTACCAGAGTCCATAAATTTTGAGGATAAGATCTTTCAGGCAAACCATTTGCTACAGTTGGATAGGATGCTTTTCTAAATGTGCCGCAAATTCCTTCTATTTGATCCGCTTCAAATTGATTTTTTGGAACTAAAACGTATTGAAAATAATATTGCTTTCTTCCTTCAGAGATCATAGACATTTCAGCAATATTGCTAAACCTTCTATAAGTTGATGTCGCAAACACCCTTTCATAATAAGAAAGTGCTGGAGCAGCCATTCTAGCAACCATTGATAGTATTCCACTAACACCAACCCCACCACTGTTAGCTAATCCTGCTCTTGTTAATATGGGGCCTACTGGATTGCTGTTGCTCTCTCCATATTCGTGTTGTATCTGATAACCCGGTTCCTTTGGCATTGGAAGCCGTATATGACCACCAAAAGCAGAAGAACGAGATATTACTCCAGATCTGGTTCTTTCCGTATTGACAAGGGAATAAGGTGCACCAAAAAAATTCAACCATAAAGGTTGTTCGTTAGCGTATTGACCTGAAGGATATTCGTAATAAAGACCCATTTATAATATTTAGACAAATTAGCTAAATATTTTTAATGGCTTACAAAACTAAATTTTTACCAAAAAACAAAGAAAAATACATAGGAGATGTTGGGGCAATAGTTTGCCGTTCCCTGTGGGAAAGATCTGTTTGTAAATTTTTTGATGAAAATTCTAACATCATAAAATGGTCATCTGAAGAAATATCAATTCCATATTTAAATCCTTTGGATAATAAAATGCACAATTATTATCCAGATTTTTTAGTACAATTTAAAACAAATGAAAATGTAAAAACATGGTTGATTGAAGTTAAACCAAAAAAACAAACATTCTTAAAAGAAAATTGTTCCAAAAAAGAAAAAATAACATGGATAATAAATTCTTCTAAATGGAAAGCTGCTGAAAACTATTGTAAAAAAAATAACTTTGAATTTAAACTAATAACAGAAAAAGAGATATTCGCAAATGTCTAATCCACAAAATTCAATTTTAGAAATTAAAAACTTTTTTAATAGACACGGCGGTCTACAAAGAGATAATAGATATTCTGTTTCTTTTTTTGGATTGCCTGCACGAATTCCACAAATTCCAGAGACAGAATTAATTTCCTTGGGAATAAATGCTGGAGCAAGATCAATAGATGGTCTAGCAGATAATTTAATGGGTTATGGCCCCGGCAGAATTGTGCCCAGATCACAAAAATATGTTGGAGGAATTCTTTTAACTTTTCCTGTAACACACGATAATTTTATAATAAATTTCTTTGATGCTTGGTTCAATGAAATTTATTCTGGTACAAGATTCGGTGGTGGAGGAGGAGGATCCTCTCAGAGACCTAGAGGGCCATATCAATTAGAATTTTATGATACCATAGTAAAAAATTGTGGATTAAAGTTAAAATTGTTAGACTTAAATGGAAATATAAATCGTGTTTTAACTTTTTATGAAGTATATCCGTTAGAAGCTCTTCCTTTAGAATTAAATATGATGCAACAAAATGAATATTTAAAATATCAAGTTTTAATGAATTATAGAGAATACAACATAGGAGACAGGTGATGACAGTTTTAAAAATGATACGTGAAAGTTTTCCAAAATACAAATGTGTGTTGCCAATTTGTAAAAAGGAAGTGTATTTTACACCATTTAAAATAAAAGATGCAAAAAATATTGCAATAATTTTACAAGAACAAAATAAACATTTA